TTTTCAACAAAAACACAGTTTCAATTTTTATTCCCGAGATCAATCCTACAGTTAAGTCATGTCAGTTGGATGCCTTGTTGAGGGTGTGAACTATCAAGTTCCTGATGAGTGGACTTACAGAGACAACTTTGGTTTGTATAGACGTAGGTTCCATGATTTGTTCTGTAGAAGTGTCATTGAATTTGAAAAATCCAAAACTGGGAGAAACTTCATTTATGAAAAATATGAGAAATTGGGAAGTCATGTGTTGGAGTTTGGAATCACGCCAGATTTGATCTGTAAGGAGGAGAAGGTTATTATAGAGGTCACAATCACAACTGTCTTCAATGGATCAGGAAAGGCAATCAAAAGAAAAAGATTCTCTTACGAATGTTTGGGTCGTCACAGAGTGTACAAGGAGTATGAGTTCCTTGTCAAGTGTTGGAATGGTGAGCCCTTGGACCTGGATTTTCCTGACAGGGAGCTGTTGGAGGAGTGGTTTGTTTTGACAACTCAGTTGGAGTTGGAGGGCTGCAAACCAGATGATTATCTTGACTTTGACTTAGCAGGAGCAAATGTGGAGCTAAAACACCCTCAGAGAATCCTTTGTGACAAATTGGGCTTGCCACCACCTGATATAGAATCAAAGGACCATGAAGGGTACATGGACTATTTAGCTAAGAAGGTGATAGAGAGCATGAACAAAAGGGAAGGTGAAATTGATTCATTGCCTTGGAATGGACCTGTTGATCCTGAGCCTTTTGAGAGTGGCATCAGAGGGAAATATGCAGATGTCAATTATGATAAACTTCCCAAAATATTACAGCTTGGTTTACCATCTGAGGTTCTTGAGGAGGAACCATTGAATCACACAGACCCAGTTTCGGAAAGAGTAGTTGGAGGTGTTTTTGGCAGCTTGTCAAGGGGATCCAAGTTGGTGGGAAGAAAATTGGAAGATCAGTTTCAAGGAGAAGCAGAGAGAGAAGGACCCGGAAAGAAGAAACACCATCCTGACAAACTTCTGGGTCCAATGGATAGAAAACCACCCACACAAATAGGTCTTGATGGGTCACATCAGATCATTTTGGAGGATCTTTTGTGTGAGCTTGACGGCAGTTTGAGGGACAAAGAATCACATGTTTCTTTTGCCTTGAGGTTTTATTCCAGACTGTCGAGAGAGATAGTGATGAATTCCATGAACAAACTGAGAAGAACAAGATTTTGTCACTTTTCATCAGGTTTTAAAGGAGTGTCAGTGTTGCTAGCTCCTGGTCCTTTGTTGAGAACAGAGTCAAATGTGATGTTTGTGAAGTTGTGTTCTCAAGTGTCTGGGTTGTTGAGTCCGTTGTCTCACAGTTGGGATGCTGTTGGAGATCACTTTGAATCAAAGTGGTTATCTGTTGACACTGAAAGATTGAATTCATGGACGAGAAGTTATGAAAAGGTGAAAATGGCGTTTGATTGTCTGTGTGAAGCTGTGTATAAGCCAGGAGAGGTTCTGCTGGAAGTGGAAAAAAGGGAGGAGAATTTGTTGAACCCAGCTTTGTTATCGTTGATCATGTTGGAGGACAAATTAACCACAAGCCAGACCATTGAAAACAGTAGATATGTCATGATGAAATCGTTGGGTGACAAAAGAGTGGTGGATCTAATAGCCAAGTTCCCCGAAAGAGTGACTTCTGTGTTGCAAGCCAGGGTAACTCTGAGAATAATTGACTTTGTCAAGAAGACCCTACCAAGGAAAACCACTGACATCCTGAAACTAGAAAGAAGATTCTCTGATCAAGACCAAAAAAGAGTTTTGGGACTGGTACCAAGACTGGTTTTGAACGGACCAGACTGTCATTTGAACCTCACTGTGAACGAGATATACTTGGGTTGCATGTACAATGTGAGCCGACAAAACAAGACTCAGGACTCGTTCCAGATTCTTAAGAAGATACTAAAGTTAGAAGATAAAATGACTGAAGAGTTGAATCACAGGACTGAGAAGGAGAAATCCAGTCATCTATTTGGGATTCATTCCTGGGAAGATGATGTGAGGCATTGTCTTTCTGAGGATCCTGAAGAGCATTATTACTCCATTCAAGCTTCTAGGATTGGTCACAGATTGTTGTGTGAGTCAAACAAAGGTTTTTACAGCAGACAAAAGATGAACAAAATTTTGGACAAAACCCTTGACCAATTCGCCACATTTAAAGCGAGTGTAGAGGACATTGTTGAGGAGATATCAAAAGAAGGAGAGATCTTAGATAGAGCTAAAGTTCTTGGTGTGAGATCAAAATGTATTGTTTATTCTGATGTTCTGTGTTCATTGGGCAATTTGACACTTAGGGACGTGGTGTATTCTGAAGCCAGAAAGGATGGAGGTTTCATCAGTGTGCTGATTCAGATATTCAAAAAGAATCAATGGGGTGGAGTCAGAGAAGTTTTGATCATGAAAATGGCATCTCGAATCTGTGTACATTTCTGTGAAAGTATATCCAGACTGCTTTGTGAGGAGGATGAAAGGGAAATGTTGACTTGTGGGTCAGGAAAACAAAGCTCTATGAGACAAGACCATGATGACTTGTTGAAGGAAAATCCACAGATAAAGAAACCACTAATGGTCAGAAGGTCTGCTGACATGACAAAATGGTGTCAAAAATTTGTCAACTGGATATTTTCTCCACTGTATGACAACATACCTGATCATGATGTTGCTAGCATGGGCAGATGTATTGTTGTGTCACATATGCAGAAAAGAATTGAGTACCCCAGAGAACTAGTTAAAATGTGGCTGAAGTATCCGGACTTGAAACACAATGAAAGGGCCCTTCAATCCTGTAAGGAGAAATTTTTGAAAGATATGGTTCCTCAATTGATAAACATTTCCAACATGGGTCAAGGTTTGTATCATTTCTCGTCAAGTGCTTTGGCTCTGGCTTGCACAGAGTTCTCTAATAGACTGTTTGAGAGAGTTCTAAGGAAACTTGGTCTGGAACAGTGCATCTTCTGGAAAACAAGGAAGAGCTCTGATGATATAGGAGAACAGATCATATTGGACACAGACGACAAGTCATGTTTAACTCAACTGTGGGCTTTCATGATGGCAAGAAGGTGGGCCAACAGATTGTTTAGCATGGAGGAATCGATAAAGACAGCCTCAGGCTTGTTTCTTTATGAGTTCAACTCAACTTTCATGATGAACACAGACTGTTTGACACCCACCATCAAATATGCCTTGACATCATGTGGTCAAATGAACACTGACTCGTTCACTGAGTCAGTTTCAGAAAGTTACAGCAGAATCAGACAGTTATTTGAGAATGGAGGTTCTTTGGATTTATGTAGAAAGGCTCATGAACTGAATTCTGACTTCCTTCACATGGTTTTTAACTCTGGGCCAGGAATGGTGAACGACCCTGAACTGTTAACAGGAGTTCCAAGACACTCCATACCATATGACCTGGGTGTGTATCCAATCTTTGATACATCACTCATGGTGACTATGGGTCCTGAGTGGTATAATTGTAGACTAGTTCAACTGGGCAATCCTGAAGTGATGAATCTGTATAAGGTGTTGTATGGTTCTGTTTCTAGTGAGACTGTTTCCCATTTGTTCTCTCATGATGAAGAGGATGATGTTTACTGGAATAAGTATGAGAGTGTAAGAAAGAGGAACCCACTGAGAATACCACAAGGGTTTGTTGAGCAGTTGCAATCAATCAAGAGGAGAGTGTCGTTCAACTCAGAGTTACTGTCTGAGAACCTGATCACCAATTACCTCCTTTTGATAAGAGATCCGGTCAACCATGAAGAAGCAAGGTTTAAAATTCAATTGAAATTGATAGGACTTGGAGCCAGGAAAGCGATGAGAAGGACATCTGAAGTTATATACCTTGGAAGAACTGGAGCCTTTGTTTCTTCATTAGCATTTGATGGGAAACTTTATAGGGACTATTTAATTGACCTAATAGAGAAGAACAAGGGTTGTGAGGTGGATTTGGAAAAGTGGTTTCCAAGACTTTGGTTGTACACCACAGTACAGGAGGAGTTTATGATTCAAAGCAAGCCAAGGAAGAGAATAACCAGGTCTCCAACCAGTCTCAATCTATCAGCTATGAAGTTTCCACAATGGGCCCAATTCAGGAATTACTTTTATGTTTTGATAGGTGTGATTGAAGAGACTGATGAACTGATCAACCTTGAGCTCTTCAAATCATTTTTCCCTTTCCAATTTGACTCACTGGAACAATTTGATCACCTTTGTAGAATAAATAGTGTAGAGCCAGCGAGTGTTCTCTCAGATGCAGTCAGTCAGTTTGAAGTCAGGAAAACAAAGACCTTACATGCTGTCACAATGTGTAGCTCAACAACGACGTTGTCTGACACCCTGATAAACATGAGAAGATTTTGCCAGTCAGTAGACAAGATCTACAGATTAGAAGACACGGAGAGGGTGTCCGACCCCTATCAGCTGGTTTGTGATCTAGCAGATAGTGTGGTTTTGGAGTTGAAAGGATTGAGACCAGTGAACGAAGATGATGAGAGGCGTTTTTGTGAGTTATTTGAGTTTATATCAA